GAGGTTTCTGAAAATGCCCAAAATCGTAAGACCAACACAACCGATCAAGGACCGTGCTGCAGCTGAACACACAGTTGCTCAGGCACTTAAGAACGAGGCAAACATCGAGTTCATTGCACTTATGACAGATGTTGAACTGCCTGACATGACAGAGGAGGTATCGGAAAATGCTGACGCCTAAACAGATCGAGAAGTATAAGAAGTTCTATCAGGACGGCCTTTGGACAAAGGCCATGATAGACGAGCTCTACGAAAAGGGAAAGATCACAGCTGAAGAGCGTGACGAGATCCTTGGAGTTGAAGACTGACAGGAGGTGCAATCATGGACAGACTTAAGAACGAGATCACGAGTCCGGAGTTTTGGAAGGCAGCAGGGATCAGAGCCCTGAAGACCTTTTGCCAGACCGCCATAGCTGCTATCGGAACGACAGCTCTTATTGAAGAGGTCAACTGGCTTGTTGTCGGTTCCGCATCTCTCCTGGCTGCCATCTTGTCTCTTCTGACAAGCATCGCAACCGGACTTCCGGAGGTGTGAGATGGATCCGATAAGCATAGCCGCACTTGTTTTCAGCGGTTGTATGCTCCTGATCTCACTTGTTACTTTCATTATTAACAATGTGAAGTCGAGCAAGAATGACACCAAAGCTGACGAAGCGAGGCTCAACGACATCAATCAGTCGCTTCTTAAGGTCAACATGAAGCTCGACCAGGTATGCACCACAACCTCAGAGATAAGAACAGATATCAAGACAATGCAGACAAAGCAGATAGAACATACAGAACAGATCGCAGTCCTCACTGGCCGTGTTGATACGGCCTTCATGAGGATTGACGAGCTGAGAGCTGCCATTCAGGAGCTGCAGAAAGGAGTTAAGTAATGGCAACATGGAGCCCTTTAACAGACAAGATCCGTGAGAGCGGAGACAATTCCGGAAACAGATGGTATTCAATTACCAGGATCACTCCGCACTGCTGGGTAGGACAGGTCAGTGTCGAGAACGGCCTCGACTACTTCGCAACAACTTCAAGACAGGTATCATCTAACTACATCATTGGAGCTGATGGACGTGTCGGAGGTTGTGTAAGAGAAGAGTGGAGAGCATGGACAAGCTCTTCCAGAGACAACGACAACAGAGCAGTTACGATCGAGTGTGCTTCAGATGCAAGCTCACCTTATGCCTTCAGGCCTGCTGTTTATGACAAGCTCATCAAGCTCTGCGCAGACATCTGTCAGAGATACGGAAAGAAGAAGCTGATCTGGATCAGCGACAAGGACACAGCTCTTGACTATGATCCGGACGATGACGAGATGCTCCTGACTGTTCACAGATGGTTCGCAGACACAGACTGTCCCGGTTCCTGGCTCATGAGCAGGATGGGAGATCTTGCTGACCAGGTAACGAGCATTTTGTCCGGAGATCCTCCGGCGCCGGTACCGAAAGACCAGTACACGGTCTGCACCTACTCCGGAGATGCTTTGAGGCTCCGCAAGGAACCTAACACCGATAGTGAACAGGTCGGCTGGATAGATAACGGCACCACATTCAAGTCCGAGACCGTCGTTGAAGGCGAGTCTATCGGAGGATGCACAGCCTGGGTATTCTATAACGGCGGATATGCGAGCGGAAAGTATCTCTCACCGACTCCCGTTGTTCCGGAGCCCGGTCCCGAACCTACACCGACACCCCCGGAGCCTTCCGGAGAATCCTATCCCGGACCGTGGCCTGAGATCCCTTCAAGAGGATATTTCCAGAAGGGTGATACAGGATCCGAAGTAGAAAAGCTTCAGAACTTCCTTCTCTGGATGGATGCTGACTGCTTGTCTACTTACGGAGCAGACGGAATCATAGGATATGAGACACTTACAGCTGTAAAGCTCATTCAGGGAATGCTCGGTGTAAAGGTAGACGGCTTCTATGGTCCCAAGACCGAAGCAGCTGCCAAGGAATACAAAAAGTAATTACTGTTCTCCATAGGAATATCCCCTCAAAAAGATTAAGCCTCTGAGCGTGACTGCTCGGAGGCTTTTTCTTTTGGGTGAATGAATTACAGTGCTCGTGACGGTATCTAACTATTATATCAATAAATATGTGGCTTTTTACGGACTAATGACGATTTATGCGGATCTATGCGGTTTTACTCCTTTTAATGGGACACTTAAGCAAAGTCAAGTAAAAAGTCAAGTACAGGAAAAATAGAAAACCCTCGCGAGACTACTCTCACAAGGGTTTCTTTTGGCGGAGAAGGGGGGATTCGAACCCCTTTAATTAAGTGCACTGGTGCACCCAAGCCACTCAAAAAGCCTTATTTTTCGGCATTTTTCATTTTTGCCCCTTGTGGTTGTCCACCGTGAAAAACACAAAAGTCAAGTAAAAAGTCAAGTATTGGATTCCGCCTGCAATCGCTCAAAAGTCAGGTTGATGATATCAGCTGCAGCTTCGAGCTCGCCTGTTACTCTATGCTTATAAATACCCGTGTCCATGCTCTCGCTGTGGCCGACTATGTCCTTGATCGTTCCTTCTGCCAGATGTGTCTGGGAGCTGACAATAGAAACGAAGGTATGCCTTAACGAATACGGACTTCCGGGAAGGTTCCTTTCCTTCTTCAGCTTTTCCCAGTGCTTCCTCACTGTAGCCTGGCACGCGGGAGCTCCTGCGTAGTTTGGGAAGATCCACGTCGTTCCGAAGTTGTATGAATGATTCCTCTTGATGGTCTTCTTCAGGATCTCATGAGCAAGGCTCGGCAGCGGAACGGTTCTTTTCGCATTCTTATTCTTTCCGCCCGTGATCTCATTGTCGTCGTTGATCGCTCTCCGGATATAGAGAACTCCATCGCCTATGTCTTCCTCCTTGAGACCGAGGCACTCTCCGGGGCGGAGCCCACAAAGGAGCATTGTCTCAAAGGCTGCATGGAACCAGAGATCCGACGGCTCAAATAATCTCTTTATATCTGCAGGCTGCAGGATCTGTCTCTCTCCTTTCGGATGACCTTGGGGAATGTAGAGCTGTCCGCGCCATTCGTCGCAATAGTAATTTGTGTATGCGAACTTATGGAGAGACGTGATAATTCCTCGGAGGTGCGTGAGCGTTTTATAAGACAGCGTCTCAGTATGCGCTGAATGCGGTCTGGCATCGTTCAGGACGCTTTGCCAGTCCCTCAGCGTTAGTTTATTCATCCGGCACTTTCCGAGCGTAGGAAGGACGTACAGGCGCGTGTATTTCTCAGCCTTACAATATGTGTCCCTCCAACCGAGTCGAGCCTCAATGTCTCGGAGGTACAGCTCAACACATTTCTCTACAGTGATATTTGTAATTCCTCCGAACTCCACCCAGTCGTCATACTTATCCAGGCATTCCCTTTTCCCTTTAGGTCCGGGCGTGGAGCTGTAGAACGACTTCTTAAGTCCGTTCTTCTGGCCTTGGATGATCCAGAGCTTCTTCTGCTTATTCCATTTAGGTGTTGCCATCTCTATTCACCGTCCTGCAGTTTCAGGAGCATTTCATAATAGTCTTTGAGTCTCGCCTGGTTCTCTTCTGAAAGTTTGCTCAGGTCGACATATTCAACATTCAGGTCAAAATGCTGCACCGGAGTGATCCTTCCGGCTGCAAGCTCGTCTGCACTAATGCTCAGCGCCTGACATACTTTGATTATAGTGTTGATGTTGGTCTTATTTACACCTCTGCTGAACAGAGATGTCATCGTTGAATAAGGAATTTCAAACTTTTGTGTGAACTGAAGCACCGAGGTGTGCTTCTTGATTATAAGTTCCTTGAGCTGTTCTTCTATTGTCATTATATTCACCCGCTTTCTTATAAGAAGATAACATCTTATTTCCGAAAACTCAATAAATGTTAGCGAAATTACGGCAAAGTTACAGACAAATTACAATTCACGAAAATTAGAGAATGATTATTGACTTTTAACGAATATTCGTTACTATTTAATCAGTTACCGAAAATTCGCTAACGAATATTAACGAAAGGAGATTCCTTAATGTATCCGACTATCAAGGCAGAGATGGCAAGAAAGAACATGACGATCACGGAGTTATCCAACGTCACAGGCATTCGTTATCAGACTCTATCTGAGAAGCTTCGCGGAAATTACGGTTTCACTGTAGCTGAAGCGAAAAAGATCAAGGAGGCGCTCGGAGTAGATATTCCACTGGAAGAGTTATTCGAGCGAAAGGCATGAGGCTCGCGCAGCCCGGCGTCCGGTACCCGAAACTGTATCAGGAGTTCAAAGATACCAAAGAGATCGCAGACACGATCAACCGGAGCCGGAGATACGTCAAGAAGGCGTTACGAGACGGATTCACAGAACGTGAAAAGGCAATGCTTATCAAAGCAAAGGAAAGAAAAGACCTCTTTGAAGAGGCGCCGAGGGCAATATGACCGAAGAAAAGTTTATCAAGACAGTCAGCTGGCTCCTGTTTACAGCATCCGCATTCCTATTCTATGGTCTCACCTACTACGTAACGGACAGAGCTATCCCGGAAGAAACGGATCCGTCTTACTCGGATCAGTTCACTCCCAAGGACTTTGGCACAGCTCCTACAGAAGCGTGGTGGACTGAAGATACCAGGCTCGAAATGTCGGAGGTTGAAGAGAAGTGGATCGCACCCGTCGTCACTTATAAGGAAATGGAGCTGACGAGCCTCGGGACATATTACATCACTGCATACTGTCCCTCCGAGTGCGGCTACAACGGCCACAACTATCCGACAGGCTGGATGACTGCAAGCGACACCATCTGTCACAGAGCAAGTCACGAGTACCGGTTATCTGAACCCACGACATGCGCGATATCCCGGAAAGTGCATAAGTTTGGTCAGGTTTTCTACATAAAGGAATTTGACAGAACGTTCGTGGCAGAAGACACCGGCTCCGCCGTGAAGGGCAAACACCTGGATCTGTTCTACGAAGAATACTCCGACGTGTGCAGCTTCCCTACCGGATATTACGAAGTGTTCGCGGTCGAGTGGGTGGATGTCGCAAGACCAGTGACAGAAGACGAGTACAGAGAGCTTAAGAAGATGGGTGCATTAGAGTTTTTCATTGAGAGAAAGGAAGAAGAGTATGAATCTACTTGAGATCATCTACATGGCAGGCGTTGCAGCAATATTCCTCATCATAGGAATGGTCGTTGAGTATTTCATTGATGCGCAGATCATCAGAGAGACGCATCAGGAGAACCAGAAGCTGAAGCTCGAGAACGAGCAGCTGAAACAAATTAAAGAAAATCCAGTTCTGATAACAGAGATCGTAGACAACAGAGTAGGCGCTGATGTGGACTACTCCCAGAACTGGTGAAAGGAAAGAAAATCATGGAAATTTACGAAGGAATCACAGAAAAAGGCAGAAAAAAGAAGTATCTGGTAACAGATGCAATGGCTGACTACATCAAGACGGTCGAGTACGCGAAGAAGTTCTTTAAGTGTTCGGAGGCACATATCACCGTTGAGCCCGCTTACATCTACAGGGATGGACTCTACTTTGAGGATCCTATGAAGCGCGGCACGAAGAAAGTCACAGTTGTTTACTGGGTGTGAGGTGAATTATGAGCAAGTACATTAAAAGCGGCATAGTAATGCTGAAGCGCAGCCAGCTGCATCCTAATCCGGATAACCCGAGAAAAGACTTAGGCGAACTTGAGGAGCTGAAGGAATCCATCCGTGAACACGGCATCATGCAGAACCTCACCGTCGTTCCAATGAATGACGATCTCGAGGACTTCTATATCCTCATAGGTCACAGAAGGTTCGCAGCATCGGAGGGGATCCTCTTCGAGCTTCCCTGCGTAATAGCAGAAGGACTCACAAAAGCTGAACAGGTCAGCATCATGCTCTGTGAAAACATGCAGCGCTCTGATCTGACATTCATGGAACAGGCTCACGGCTTCCAGCTCATGATGGACCTTGGCGATACCGTCGAAACCATCTCACAGAAGACAGGTTTTTCGGAGTCCACAGTCAAGCACAGGCTTGAGATCGCAAAGCTCAAACAGAAGTCCATTGACGCTGCTATGGAAAACTTCCAGCCTACGATCGGAGACTACATTGAGCTTGAGAAGGTCAAGGACCTTAAGAAGAGAAATGAGATCTTAGAAGAGGCCGAGTCCTCTAATGACATCAGATATTCAGTTGAGGCATACATAGCAGAGCAGAACAGACAGAAGAACTCCAAGAAGTATTTAGAGCTCATCAGATCTCTCGGCTGGAAAGAGACGAAGGAGTATTTTGACTTCTACAGCTTTAACGCAAAGTTCAAAGAGGTCAAAGGTCTTACGAGGATAGATGTCGAGAAGGACTACGACGATTCCGCTATACAGGCATTCGCTGCAAGGAACACGGATCCTATCCTGTTCAAATATGACGGTTATTACATCACATTCGCGATCAAGGTACCTCAGAAGAAGGAGAAAGAGAAGAAAAAGACCAAGCAGCAGCTCCTCGAGGAAGCCAGAGAGAAGAACAAGTCCATCCTGGAAGGCATGAGAACTGTTATCTGCGATCAGTATTACAAGTTCATCATGGAGATCCCGGAAGAGAAGTTCAAAGAGCTCTCTGACAAGAACCGGATCAAGTTCATGGAAAGACTGTTCGGCATCTACTCAGACCTTGAGTGCAGCATACAGCCGTTCAGACAGCTTTATAACATCAAGACCAAGAACGACATCAAGAACCTTTCGGACGAATATGCAAAGCTCAACGTACTGCAGAAGATGATGATCCAGGCATGGGCGAGCTTCGCAACTTCTTACAACAACAAATTCGTTGAATGGAACTTCACGAAGAACCTGAAGATCTTAAAAGCTCATCAGGACTTCTATTCAACACTGTACTTCTTTGGCTTCAGACTGAACGACGAATACAAGGCAGTCATTGAAGGCAAGTCAGATCTCTACGAAGCAAAGATATAAAAGAAAGGAAACAATACCATGTGCAAGACTTTATTTAACAAGAACCAGAACTACAAGGCAACCGAGATCGCTCAGGCGGTCTATGACATAACTCCCGGAAGATATGCGAACGTTGATTCTGCCATTGCTGCAGTAAATATCTTCATCAGGAAGAACGGCATCACTCCCGTAAACGGCCAGAGGCAGAACAAGGTCTATTCCGGACTTGACTGTCAGAAGGTCTTGGAACACTTCGCTCCTGTAAGGAAGCAGCTGGAGATCAAGATCACCGAACCCACAAAGAATATCACGATGGATGCTTCGGCGGCTTCGAAGATGACCTTATCTGCAGATATTCTGAAGGCTGGTTCCTTCAACCTTCAGACGCTGCCTAAGGACGTCCTGCTGAAGCTCAAGACGGAGCTCGACGAGACACTCAGCAATATGGGTCCTGACTGGGACACCATGAAGCCCGGAGATCACTTCATATTCAAGGGTATTGAATGGGTATGCCTGGATCCTGACTATTCGGAGGGTGACGAGAAAGGCGTCTTTGCCATTGCTGCACAGCTGGATCCTGAAGAGGTACCGTTCGCAAAGGAAGACACGGATCATGATATCCAGGACTACACTTATTCGGAGGTCAGAAAGTATCTCCTGGATAAATATGACGAGCTCCTGAAGTATGACACCATCCCTCACAGATGCGACCTCAGAATGGATAACGGAGATGAGCCGTTCCCTGCTGTTTATGACAATGTCTTCGTTCTCTCCATCTTTGAATACCTTCAGTATGTTAACTACGTTCCCAGATACGATAACTGTCACCGTTTGCGTTCGGCGTACCGAGGCAACTCTGCCAGTGCATGGCTTGTGAACACCTCAGGCGGCGTCGGCAGCTACGGCGCAGTCGGCGCGCTCCAGTGCGCTCCCGCTTGTGTCATCCGAAAATCCAATAATCCGCGACCGACACATCGGTCGCAGGAAAACTGATACGAGGTGGCTCTAATGGAAGAGAAGATCCTTAAAACGATAGTCACAATGTCTATCGAGAACATAACACGCGAACTGAGGAAGTTCTCCAAAGAGCCCTTGCAGTGCGATATCACGATATTCTCACGCGACGAGGTCATAAAAGAGCCAGTCGACGAAGACGTGCCGGACTACTATTCGGTCGTTGTGAGGCTCGCAGGCGAAGACACCGAGCTCACAGGCGCCATCATAGACGAGTCCAACAAGATCTACTACTCATTCGACGACAGAGGCATTGAGGGCATCAGGAGAGTGCTTCCCTGCTACAGGAAAGGAAGCGACGAAGATGGAACACAAATGTGAAACGTGTGGAGCTTATAAAGCCTGCAAGACGTTCGGATCGGATGGTATCTGCCATCTGGTACCGTCGAAGCCTAAATGGGTAAAGAAACAGCGGACGTGCAAATACTGGAGAGAAAAGGAGAGAAAAGATGAGTGAGAAGAAATACTACTGGCTGAAGCTTCCAAGAGACTTCTTCAAGAGACACGACATCAAGTACATCGAATCTCTCCCAGATGGCCATGAAATAGTCCTTGTTTATCTTCAGCTTATGCTCGAGTCCATTGACCATGACGGTGAGCTGAGATTCTCTCCTAAGATCCCTTATTCGGAGGAAATGCTTGCATCAGTTTTAGGAATTGACATTGAAATTTTGAAAACATCCATGAAAGTTCTAAAAGAGCTTGAACTTGTGAAAATTTCAAAGAACGGAACGATAATTCTTGAAAAAGTTAAAAACATGGTTGGCTTTGAAACCGAGTGGGCCCGTAAAAAGAAGGCTTACAGGGAGAAATTGAAGCAAGGACAAATTGAAGACAACGTGAGGACAAACGAAGGACAAAATGAGGACAATGTCCTCCCATTGTCCGATAAGAGTAAGAGACAGAGTAAGAGTAAGAGTAAGAGTAAGAGTATAAAAGAGAATGTAGAAGAGAAAAACATCACTCCTATACCTCCGAAAGACGACGAAAAACTACTTACTGACTCCGAGAAGATGTTCCTTGAGTTCTGGGAAGCTTATCCAAAGAAGCGAGATAAGCAAGGATGCGAAAGAGCTTTTAAGAGGATCCCTAAACTCAAGGAAGTCTTCCCGGCCATCATGAAGGCTCTGGAGATTCAGAAACAGTCAGAGCAATGGACTAAGGCACGCGGCCAGTACATCCCGAACCCGCTTACATATATTCATCAGGAACGCTGGCTTGATATTAACGAAGCTGAAGAGATGCAAGTGAAGATAGACGAAGTCGTCAAACAGAACTATCAGAAGTTCTTATTCTGAAAGGAGGAAACATGTTATCACCTGAAACATATCTGACCGGCATGAGAATGCTGAAAGCAAACTTTATAGGCTGGCAATGGGACGAAAAAGACGAGATGCAGTTCAATTTGTGGTATTCGCCGTTTAAGAGCACGACAGATGACCAGTTCATCTCGATCGTCAAGGAATACATTGCTCGCAATGAATATCCTCCGAGGTGCATTAAGAACCTTACTGACATTCTCGTGGATAAGGCACTTCTCCAGGCTAAGATTCCGCCGGAAAAGGCTCTGCATTTTGTAAGAGACATAATAAGCGACTGCGGCGGCTGGGAATATGGCGGAAAAGCAGATATCTATAAGAAGCTTGAAAAATATCCGGCACTCTATAAGACGGTCAAGGAGTTTGAAGCAACTATTCAGACGATGCAGGCAAACGATTCTTATACAGCTGACAGATTCAGAAAAGCGTATGAACAGAACCTCCGAGATGCAGCCACAGTCCGAGTGGATGCTCTCCTGGGAATAAAGGTTCCGGAAAACTCGCAGATATTTGGCCAGGCAGCACTGCCTTATGAAACCTGATCGGAGGCGCGTATGAAAATTGACTTTTTTATAAGCTTTGAGAATGGTCTATCGCACTCTACAAGTCAACAAAAAGGCGAAGCAATCAAATACAAGTGGGATCCCAAGCTCAAAAAGAAGGTTCCTTATATTGACCACTACAGAAAGTCAAATGTTCAGTCGCTCAGGAACCAGCTGATCCTCAAGATGAAAAAATACCGTCCGGAGCAGCCATCTGACAAACCGATCAAGCTTGAAGTCTATCTCTACTTCAACATCAAGAGCCCGAAGAAGCTCTGGGGAAAGTATAAGACCACAAAGTCGGACTGCGACAACTACGTAAAAGAGATCAAAGACGTTATGACGGAGTGCGGATTCTGGAAAGACGACAATCAGGTTGTAGATCTCCATGTGGTCAAATACTACGCAGAAAAAGGAACGATATACATCCGGATGGAGGAACTCGAAGATGAACATACATGACAAGGAGGTTGAGACGTGACAGATTCCCAGTATAAGGCTAAGAAGTGGCTCATGAACTACAGGAGCTTCTTCAGAAAGGTCAAGTCAGACAGGAAGCTCCTGGAAGCTCTGGAAGCGATCGTCAACAAGTGCGTATCTACTTACGAGTCTGACGGATCCGGAGGAAGAGACATTGAGAAGTCAAAGCAGAGGCATGAAGATGCGCTCCTGGAATACTCAAAGCAGCGTTCCGAGCTTGAGAGCGAAGAACTTAAGCTCATAAACATGACAAATGAAGTGGCCAACGTCATAAAGCAGATCCGTGATTCCGACCATAAGGACATAGCGACTGATCTCTACTTAAGAGATATGAAGTGGGAACAGTGCATGGAAGATCTCCACATAAGCAAGTCCACTCTCGACAGGAAGCACAGAGAGATGCTGACGGAACTGGCCAAGATACTCAAATATTGAAAAGGAAGGAAAAACATGGAAAAAGTATGCAAAAGATGCGGAAAAGTCGCTCAAATGATGTCGTGGGAAGATTACTGCTATTCATGCCTTATCAAGAATGAACTTGAACGTGTGCAGCTGAACGTAAGAGAGGCCAAGGAAGATGAAGATCCTGATACCTATTCCACTGACTATGTCATCTGCCCATATTGCGGATATAACTTGCCGACAGATCTGGGCTATGCAGACTTCCCGGAAATATACGAAGAAGGCGACCACAAACTGACATGCCCGGAATGTGATAAGGATTTCAGGATGACGACGAGTGTCTCATACAGCTGGGAGACGGAAAGGATAAAAGATGATTAAAAACCATTGTGACGTTTGCGATGCGGTTATCGAGAATAATGAACCAAGAGTCAGATTTAAGAAATATCCTCATGAAATGCAGCTCGAAGGATGCAGAACGCCGAAGCCTTGCGTTGACGTGACGATCTGCACAGAATGTCTTTCGCACTATACCCTTGCAGATATCGTTTATAAATTTGAACGGAAAGTATTTTAAGGAGGGCAACGATGAACAGGACAGTAACGACTGAAGCTTCTGCAAGATTTGCTGAAGAACTGACCGATGCTTTAAGAACATATCAGGAACAACAGAACATATCTGATCCGGAGCTCGCAGACAGGGCAGGCATAGAGCGTAAGACGCTTGTCAGGATCCGGAAGGGACTGCTGCCAAACACAGGTATCATGATCGCGATCCTGAACGAGCTCGGTCTGGAGCTTACCATTGTTAAGAAATGTGAAGAAAAAGTCCAGAAAGGCGGAGAAAATGTCCAGAAATAAAGATATTAAACTTCTGCACGAATGGACCGGATGGTCATACAAGGAATGCAGAAAACAGATGAAAGATCATCAGTGGGACTTATGCCAGGCATTCAACTTTGAAGAACTTATAAGTAAGCTTCCGGATCTGATAGAAGATGTCTCAATAGCCATAGCAAAAGTTTATGAGGCTACAGCTGATGTTGTGAAGAGTCTTAAGAAGGTTCTTGAGTCAATAGACACTGACCAGCTGCTGAGTGCTTATGCAAAAGTATCGGAGGTTAAAGAGAATGTTGATATTACCGATCAAGCGTAAATGGTTCAAGATGATACTGCGCGGAGAGAAGCTGGAAGAATACCGAGAGATCAAACCATACTACACCACAAGGTTTAGAAATATATGGGGTTATCCTGCATACTGGGGCGAACCTCACAGGGTAATGTTTAGGAACGGATATTCAAAAGATTCTCCTGCAATAATTGTAGATTGCACATTGTCGGTCAGAACAGGAAAGCCTGAATGGGGCGCAGAACCAAACAAGAAATACTATGTTCTGACCATACTGCACAACTTAGTGGTCGGAGGTTAAAGAAAATGAGTGAGGCCTGTCTGATCGCTTTGATGATATTTGGAATGATGTTCATTTGTTCAATGGTAATAATGAGGTGACAAGATGAAGACGGTTGAAGAGATCTTATCCAGCGGAGTTATATATGCAGACAAACTGAAGATAGACACGGACGGCTTCTCAGGATTCCTCGTAGTGGACAGAGTGAACATGAGCTTCGTTGCTTCGTGGGGTGGCGGATGGGATCATGTATCAGTGGCACCTCTTAAGAGAAACAGGCTGCCAACATGGGAACAGATGTGCAAGGTCAAGGAACTCTTCTTCAAACCTGGCGAGGCAGTCATCCAGATCCATCCGCCTGTAGATGAATATGTAAACAACATGTCGAACTGTCTTCACTTATGGAGAGCAAACGACAAGCCGATGCTCTTGCCACCTTCTTTCATGGTCGGCTTCCGTAAAGGACAAACGATGGAAGAACTGAAGAAAGAGATCGACGAGTATTACAAGCAAGGAGGATATACCACATGACGTCATCTACCGTGATAGCGTTTGCTCTGGGAGCCGTGTTCGGAGGTATGGTCACGTTCGTGTTTATCTGCCTGATATTGTGGGGTAACAAGATATGACGATATGCTGCGGAACATGTGAGTTCGCTTCTTATGATATGTACCCATGCGCGTACTACTGCGAGAACAAGGATTCAGAGATGAATGACAAACCTGTTGTATATGATGATATATGCGGATGCTGGAGGGCAAGAAATGAAAGCTTATAAGATCTATGACAGAACGGACGGACAATACGGTGCGGTCGTATTTGCTGAAACTCCTGGCAAGGCGCGAGCAGCTGCAGCCTATGCAGACGGCTTTGAGGATGTGGAGTTCACTGACATTGGTGTCAGAAGAATAAAGGAACTCGACAGCTGTTACAGAGGGCATACATATATGAGCTGGCTTGATGACCAGGACAGAACAGACCTCGTGAAGCTCGCGAACTTCCAGTGTCATCCTTATGATGACTGTGAAGGCTCCAGCTGTCCGGCTCATGAATACTGTGACAGGTTCAAGGAAGAATCAGAATATGAAACCTAATGGGGTAAAAAGAAACAAAGTTTTATGATATAAGGGAATTGATTTAATATCTCAAGTTAAAAATAAATCACATGTACTTGGTCAATATTATTTCTTTCCTTTCAGAAAGCGCTGGCTCTTGCACGTCAGCGCTTTTCATTTGGAGACCTTTAAGATGGATCAATATCAGAAGTTTTACAAGAGTGCTGCATGGCAGCTGAAACGTGAGGAGATCCTGAGGCGTGACTGCTATCAGTGCCAGATGTGTGTGGCTCGGTTGGCTGACGCTGTGAGAACCGGCACGAGGCTGGCGCCGAGAGACCGACATATAAGACGGGCTGTCTGCGTGCACCACATAAAGGAACTCAAGGACTGCTGGGAGAAGCGCCTTGATGACAACAATCTTACGAGCCTGTGTGCTGACTGTCACAACCTCGTGCACGGAAGAACCGGCGCGGACAAGCTCAACTTCAAAAAGAAAGTTGAACGGTTAACAGAAGAAAAATGGTGACAGACCCCCCGGTCAAAATCCGTGAATTTTCCTCTCTGGAGGTAGCGGGGTGGAAGGAACAGGAAGAGAGAAAAATCGAAAAACGCGCGGTAAACGGTTCAAAAGAGTAAAAAACAAATGATTTTTATGATTTGCGGATTGATCGGAGCGGGTAAGTCAACCTTTGCTGCCGAAAAATATAAACACGTTACCGAGTGTGAAGAGTGCACGAAGGAAGACCAGATCGCGGCCACCGTCAAGCTCTGTGAGAGCGGACAGGACGTGGCACACGTTACGACCTACCCCTCCGTGGAAGAGATGGAGATGGCGTTAAGTGCATCCCCCTCCGGAGTGGAGTGGATCTGGATCGACACGGCTCCGGATCAGTGCAGGAAAAATATTATGGAAAGGAACAGACCGAGGGACATGAACGACCTCGGTTTTGTATTAGAGAAGAACAGACAACTTTGGAGACGTTTTACCGAGAGCCAGCTCCCGTTCAAACACATAACAATATTTAAGACTGACGAAAGGTGGTAACTCATGACAGCAAAGGCAGTAAGACAATCACTCATCGACCAGCTTGAAGCTAAAGGGATGAAATCTGCTTACTATCTGGACAAGGTAGATGAGTACATGACTCACTGGAAGCTTCATCAAGATTGTTGGAAGGATATCAAGAAGCGCGGATTAAGGGTGACTGTGACAAGCGGAAACGGTTTCCCAAAGGAATGCGAGAACGAATCGCGAAAGAGTATGAGCGACGAGTCCCGAACCATGCTCTCAATCCTGAAAACTCTCGGCCTGGAGGAGCCAACCGCTCCGGAGGCGGATGATGGCTCAGATTATATGTAAAGAGATTGATGACTACATAGAGTATGCCCGGAAGCATCCTAAATGGATAAACAAGGACAGGAAACTCTTGATAAATAACATCGTAAAACCTCTGCTCAAGAGGAAGGATGTCTACTTTGACGAAGAGATGTTCCGCCTCTGCATCAAGTTTTGCGAAGCAAACTACTATCCTTTGCTTCCGTTCCAGAAGTTCATCTATGCGATGGTCTTCTTTTATACGGACGAGACAAAACAGTTCGCGTACTTCAGAAAGTTCGTGATCCTGGAAGGCAGAGGAAACGGCAAGGACGGATTCATCGTTCCCCTTGCAAACTTTTTAATGACGCCAATCTACGGCGTTAAGAAATACAACGTTGAGATCGTGGCCAATGCCGAAGAGCAGAGCCGTGACACCTTCAACGTGTGCTGGGACATGCTCGAAAATCACAAGGGCAAGTTCAAAGGGAAGTTCTCATGGACCAAGGAACTCATAACGAATAACGCGACTGAGTCCTTCATGAGGTTCAACACTTCCGCAGCAGGAACGAAGGATGGAAAAAAGTGCGGATTGTTAATCATGAACGAGCTTCATGGTTATCAGGACTACTCACAGATCAATGTCTTTGAGAGCGCTCTGGGAAAGATACAGGCACCGCGCGAGTTCATCATCACGACTCAAGGGTATGTCAGAGACGGTCCGCTCGACGACCAGCTGACACTCTGTGAAGAGATCCTCAGGACCGGAGAGAACCCGCTGCGTGTCTTCCCGTTCCTCTGCAGACTGGATGACGAGAAGGAAGCCGGAGATCCGGAAGCCTGGCATAAGGCGAACCCGTCTCTTGAATACTTCCCTATCCTGGCTGAAGAAGTCAGGATGAACTACTTGGAAGCCAAGAGGCTTCCGTCTAAGTGGCCGGAGTTCATGACTAAGAGAATGAACATGCCGGCTGCAAAGAACGAGGCAACGATCACGACATGGGAGAACATCCTGAAGTGCTGCTATGACGACGTCAAGAAAAAGACGCCGAGATATACGCAGGACACGACAGGACAGCCTGCCATAGTCGGACTGGACTATGCGGATATCCGAGACTTTGCTTCAGTCGGGATCCTGACGGAGACGGACGAGGGCGAGTTCATCTGGAGACAACATACCTGGGTAAACAAGAGAAGCCCGAAGTTCGAATCCATCAAGTTCCCTCTGGCCAACTACGGCCTCCCGGAGTTTGAGGACTTCGAGATAGTGGATGCTCCCGTCATTCCGGTCGACGAGATCGTCGCTTACATAACCAACAACTATCTGAAGAACTACGATGTCCGGAAGATAGCGATGGATACATACAGATACACACTCTTCAAGCAGGCCTTCATAAACGAAGGGCTGACTATTGAAGAAAAGGGCAACCCGCAGGGGATGGTCAGACTGATCCGGAAGCTCGGAGCTGCGACCGGTGTTATAGCACCGTTCATTGAGCAGGCCTTCGCAAACGGAAAGATCAACTATGGTCCCTCTGCAATCATGAGATGGTACACGAACAACGTGGCAGTAGTTACGGACAAGTTCGGAAATAAACAGTTCGGAAAGATAGAACCCGAGCTGAGAAAAACAGACGGATTCATGGCTTTTGACGTGGCTATGTACTGCAAGGATGAGCTGGAGATCCCGACACTCTACATTTAAGGAGAAAGGCAATGGCATTAAAATTCCCTTGGAGCAAGAAGAACCCTATCGAGGACGAAAAGGGACAGCTCCACGATTATATTGAGATCCTGACAGAAGATCTCGCACAGCTGAACGCATCAAAGTTCGCTATCCAGAAGTGCGTCGCTATGATCGCAAACGCCATCTCAAAGTCGGAGATCGTTATTCAGGGCAAAAAAGGACTGGAGTACAACTCTACATACTATCGTTTGAACATAAAACCGAACGATAACGAGACAGGTACCGAGTTCTGGGCGCGTGTGACAGAGAAGCTCCTCATTGAGAACGAGGCGCTTGTGGTCTTCACCCGCAACATGTTCTACCTGGCTGACAGCTGGACGGTCTCAAACGACATCATGAGACCGAAGACATACACAGGCATCAATCTCGTAGGTCCTGACGGCACGACATACCAGATCAATAAGCACTTCAAGTCAGACGAGGTCATGCACTTAAGACTTCCGGAGAACAATAAGAGACTTGAGTTCTTCAAGACAGTGGCAAAGCTCTACGACAAAACAACGGCCACCATCTCCACTGTAGTGCAGCTGTCAAACGTTCCTAAGTTCGGCATCAACATCAATACTCAGGCAAGGCTCGTAGAGAAGACTGATACTGGTGACAAGGTTGTAACCGGAAAAGAGTACGCTTCCAGGATCATCAAGATGCTCTGCTCTGACAAGATAGAGGGCATGGCACTTCCTGAAGGCATCAAGATTGAGAGCCTGAACGCAGGCGGATCCAGCAACGTTGATGCTGCGAAGATAGATGCACTCGTTAAAGCTTCCGAAGAAGCGTGCGCGAGAGCTTTTGACATTCCTAAGGCTGTTTACTTCGGAGAGATCTCTGACCAGAGCGACGCAACAAACGAGTTCATCACTTATGCAGTCAGCCCGGTTGCAGAGTGCCTTAACGACGGCCTTAACAACCTGATCGTAGGCGAAGAGGACTACATAGAACGCAACGAGCGCATCATTGTATTCCTGGCAAGGTTCAAGCACATAGACATTATTGATTCAGCTGACAAGCTCTCCAAGATGAGAGGCGACGGCTGGACACTTGATGAGATCTTCCATCTCATAGGATATCCGGAGATGCACTCGGATTTCACAACAACCAGAGCACTGACGAAGAATTACGCAACATCGGAAGATGCTGCGGAGTAATTCGCGGTCATATAAATTTCTGAAGAAAGGAGGAAAGGCTGATGGCTATTACTAAAGCGGTTGGCAAATACTTCTCGTTAGTAACTGACGATAAGGAAGAAGCTGCAGATCTTTATATCTTTGGTGATATCTGTGCAGATGCCTGGAAGTGGTATGAGACAGATACAAGCGCTGCTGACATCGTTCACGCCCTGCAGAATTTGACTGTGAAAGCAATCTGCGTTCACATCAACTCGAATGGCGGAGACGTATCACAGGGTCTTGCTATCTACAACACCCTCAAGAACTCGGGCATGGAAGTCACCACGATCGACGACGGTTTTGCTTGTTCTGCTGCGTCGGTGATCTTCATGGCAGGTACGAAGAGACAGATGAATAGCGCTTCACTGCTCATGATCCATAACGTGTGGACATACGGTGCGGGCAATTCGGAAGACTTCCGTAAGCTGGCGGATGATCTCGACACGATCAATCAGGCATCAGTTGAGGCTTACAAGGCGGTTGCAACTATCCCGGAAGACAAGATCAAGGAACTCATGAACAACGAGACCTGGATCTCACCGAAGGAAGCAGTTGAGTACGGCTTTGCGACCGAGATACTGAACGCCGAGACAGAAGAAGAAAAACTCAAGCAGTCAGCGAGGTTACTTATCATGCAGAAATTTATTCAGGCTGAAGAGCCAAAGACAGACGCTGCTCACATTGAAGACAGGCTTACAAAGCTCGAGGCAAAACTCGACCTTCTGATCGAGCAGACAGTCAAGATCCCGGCAGAACCTGAAGACACTGAGTCGGAAGAAAAGCCGAAAAAGACAAAGAAGGCGCCTAAGAGCGGCTTTGAAACATTATTTGAGTAAAGGAGAAACTTTCACATGAAGACTGAAATTCGTGAGAAGATCGCAGAGATCTTCGAGAAGACAGAAGATAAGAACGTAGCAGTCCAGCAGGCTGTAGATCTTATCATTGACAGCAAGTTTGGCGACCTCATCGCACAGCTCCGCGAAGAGAACGAGAAGTTCGAGATGGACAGAGAGTATCGTTCCGCAATGGGAACACGCATTCTCTCAGCTGAGGAGCAGAAGTTCTACCAGGCAGTTGCTACATCCAGCATCACAATCGGCGGACAGGATGACGTCATCCCTACATCCATCATTGACAGAACACTCGCAGACGTAAGAAAGGCTTCTGACGTTCTCGAGCTCGTCAATATGGCTCCCGCTGACGTTAAGAAGTGGATCACAGGATCTCACTCCGGTGCAGCTGTATGGGCTGGTATCTTTGATACAATCGACGGCCTCATCAGCGGAACTATCGCAGGCGTCAACCTTGACGTCAACAAGCTCACAGCTTATGTATTGCTCCCTAAGGCAATCAAGGATCTCGCACTTCCTTTCGTTGACGTTTACTTCAGAGCAATTCTTGCAGAAGCTATCCAGGACGGACTTGAGAAGGGCTTCATCCAGGGCAACGGTAAGACAGCTCCTATCGGTATCATCAACCAGATCGCTTCTGTTGCAGTAGATGGTACACACAACGCTAAGAGCCTCGTAACAATCACAGCTCTCTCTCCTCTCGGCCTTGCTACAGCTCGTCAGACATTGTCTAACGGCGGCAAGAGAGCTATCAAGGAGTACGCACTCATCTGCAACCCTCTCGACGAGGCTGCTTATATTGATCCTGCTATGATGCTCCTCACACCTTCCGGCTACATCAACGCTACAGGCGTACCTATGAAGAAGTACGTAACTGTTAACTGCCCTCAGGGTAAGTCCATCATCACAGCTGCTGGCCTCTACACAATGGGTCTCACAAACCTCGGCATCAAGGGTTATGAAGAGACAAAGGCTCTTGATGACGTTGACGTTCTCATCGCTAAGGCATACGGTAACGGCCGCGCTGACGATGACAACACAGCTGTCGTATTTGATCCTTCCAACCTCACACCTATCGCTCTTCCGGTAACAACGGACCCTTTTTAACCGTCTCCGCTTTACCTGAGGACGGAGAGAAAACTCTCCTCGGTAAGAAAGTTAGCGAGCTCCAGAGCGATGTTAACTTTGTCGGCGACAATATCCAGGGTACTTTGAAGTATGTAACAGGCTACACGGGATTCTCCGGAGATCCGGAACTGCAGGAAGGTAACTTCCTCGCATTCAAGGTCGCTCCTTCTCTTGGAGATGGTGCAACCTACACGATTGAGATCGTTAACGGTCACAGCGGTCCCGTTCAGCTTGACAGCGATATGAACGCCGTAATCAGAATTGAGTCCAACTCTACACAGTCCCTCAAGATTGTCGGAACACTGGGCGAAGATTCTGTTGAAAGAATCTACAGCTTCGCAGGTCTCACTCTTGAGGCTGAGAGCTGATCTATCGGAGGTAAATGAACATGGCGGCGATTGATGATTTGATAACAGAAGTTAAGACGGATTATCAGATCCCGTCATTCATTTCTGACGACACTATCAAGAGATACGCTGAAGAAGGAATTGCTTATTTCCAAGGTCTCGTAGTTGGCACGGTCGACTACGAGACTGATAAGCAGCTCCGCAGCTTGCTTAAAAACTACATCTACTACGCTTATGAACACGTCACGAACGAGTTCCGCGATAACTACAAGTACCAGATCCTCTCCTGGCAGTGGGAGCATGAAGAACTGAAGACCGACATTGAAGGCGGTGATGAAGATGCTTAAAAAGAAACAGCATCCGCCGGCATACGTTGACGGCGAGCTCACGGTGTATGACATCGTGCAGAACACTTCAGTCCTGAACCCTGACTTCCCTGAGAGCAGCATCAAGGCACGCGAGGGGCTTAGTCCTATCGCATATCGTGAGCTTGCTATCTTTGACAGAACAAGGCTTTTGTTCGAGCAGGCAGGAAAACACGTGACAATGAAGGTGGCTATACCGAGATACTCGGGCATCTCGTCTGATAACGTTGTTGTTATCAACGGAAACCAGTACAAGGTGTTTAACGCTGCCGTCGTCCAGACAAAGGACGGATTCGACGAAACAGAACTTACTCTTGAGACTCCGGAGGTGGAATATGCTATCGAAACGTGAACTTTCAGACATGCTGCATCTTCTGGAGATCCCGGTCGGCGAGGGCGAGCAGTTCCTTGAAGACCAGAAGAACAAGACGAAGGTCTGCTACTGGGAATACGTCTGGCATGACGAAATGGCATCCGGCGAAGATTATGAGAACGTCGTTACCTATCAGGTAAGCTTCAAGTCCGACAAGCCGAGACACCCGAAGCTTGTTGAAATGAAGCGCAGATTTAACGAAGCTGGGATCCACCCGGATTTCTATCACGAATACGTGAAAGGAACAAACGGCGCGGGATATTTTCATTCGTACTGCAGTATAGACGTTCTCGAGGAGCTCTAAGATGGGCTTTCACTCATCCGGACTAAACACCAACTTTGAAGGCTTTGAGGAACTGCAGCAGCTCCTCATTGAGGAAGCACGGAAAGTAGACAAGGAAAACCTCAAGCAGGCTCTTCTTGCAGGAGCTACCGAGCTCGCTTCCGATGCTAATAAGCTTCCTAAGCCTATATCCAGGATAAACAGTCCCGGATATACGCACCTTCTGTCTTCCATCTCCGCAAGGATGATGCAGGGCGGCGCCACAGGCGCGGAAGTTGGCTGGGGAAAGTTCTACGGCCGGATGGTAGAAAAAGGTACAAGCAAGATGGCGCCGAGAGCGCATCTCATTCCGTTATTTGAACGGAACGCAAAAAACTACTATCAGACGATAGTAGACAAAATAAATCTTTAACAGGAGGAAAATAACATGTCCAGCAATATTACTGAACTTAGGCCTAAGATCAAGCTGACCGTAGGCGCACAGTATATCTGCTTTAACCAGGGCGACAGCAACGGCGACTGGGATGCTTCAGCATTCGAGTCTGCGGTTAAGAAGTTCCCGACAGTAGTTCAGGCTTCCATCACTGATGAAGTCGACTCTTACGAAGTTTACGCTTCCGGAGCAGTCTATGACGCTGACGCGAATGTTCTCTCTAAGACGATCGCTGTCACAAACGTCGCTTTTGACGATGCCACCATCGCAAAGATGAAGGGCGAGTCAGTATCTACCAAGGGCGTCATCATGGAAGGCGGCAACGCTGAGAGACCTTGGTTCGCATACGGTATCGTTGAGATCAAGAAGGGCGGCGGACTCTACATGAGATGGTTCCCTAAGTGCAAGCTCACAGAGAACTCTGACGAGGCTGCTACATCTACAGCAAGCCACAGCGATCAGAACAGCACTATGAACATCAAGGCATATCAGTACAACACTGATGGCAATACTGATGTCAAGTCTCCTGACATCGCAGGCATCACAGAGGCTGCATTCTTTGACGCACCTCTGCTCACAGCTGCAGCTGTTGAAGCTCTCATTCCCGTCACTTGACACTTGTCTCGTAACACCCATATCACAGGCGGCGGTTCATTGTGGACCGCCGTTTGCTATGGGTTTTTTATTTGATATAGGAGTTACGCATTATGGAAATTAAAAACATTATGGGTGCGCAGGATGTGTGGACTATGGTCTCTCTCCTGCAGAAGATTGATATTGTCGGTCTGATCGACAGTATGACAGAAGATGACAAGAAGGTATTCAGCTATCAGCCGCCTATGAAGATGAACGGCGGCAAAGTGGTACCTAAGACTTTGAAAGAATACACCGAAGGCGAGCGCAGGGCACTGGATAAGTACAACATCAGCCAGTATTCCTTCGCTATGAAGGCCATCGGTTTTCTCGTACAGAACATAGATAAATGCAAGGACGACGTTAACAAGATCCTTGCTTCAGCATGTGGCGTGGAACCTGACGAGATCGCCAACATGCAGGACGGTGTGGAATACATCAGACTCCTTCGAGATTTTCTTACAAGGGAGACAACGAGGGATTTTTTCTCGGAAGCATGGTCATTGCTCAGTGGAATGACGCCCAGCTTGGGGAATGCTTTAGGAGATATCAAGACCCCGGGCGAGTCTTCCAAGTAAAACTTGACCTCGGAGGCTTTTGCGACTTCGTGCTCTGGCTATCACGCGACATGAGGGTGATACAGGGCATGAAGGACGCTCTTTTTAATTTGCTATTGAATAGAGGTAAAGAAGATGGCTGACGACATCAAGAAAGTAGGCATACAGTTTACTGCAGAAGGTGCAATGGATTTTCAGAAGAGCTTGCAGAGCGTTTCACAAGCGTCGAAGTCTGCTTATACGGATCTCAAGCTCGCACAGAGCCAGTATGATTCCAACACGTCAGCTGTTCAGAAGCTGACAGACAGCCAGAAGTATCTCGCATCTCAGACAGAGGCTTATTCGAGTAAGGTCCAGATCCTGACTCAGCAGCTCGAAGAGATGAAGAAAGACGAGAACACGAGCCAGGAAGCAATAGCGAAGAAGGAAGACGAACTTAAGAAGGCCCAGACGAAGCTCAATCAGTATGAAGCTTCCTTGAAAGAGGTCAACGCTGCCTTAAAGTCCGGTTCTGCTGCTATGAAGGAACTCGGCGAGGCAGTCACTAAGGTCGGCGACAACATGCAGAAGGCTGGCACTGCGATGAGCAAGTATGTCACTGCTCCGATCGTAGCCGGTGCAGCTGCTTCTGTTAAGGCATGGAAAGACGTTGATGCTGCATACGATACCATCATCAAGAAGACAGGCGCCACAGGCGAAGCGGCTCTGGAGCTGCAGGGCATCTGTGAAGACCTGGCTACTTCCATTCCTACATCGTTTGAAGAAGCAGCCGATGCCGTCGGCGAAGTAAATACAAGATTTGATGTCACCGGAGATAAGCTGAAGGAGCTCTCCGGTGATTTTATTAAATTCGCGCAAATAAACGGTACATCTGTATCTACATCCATAGATAAAGTACAGTCTGCCATGACTGCCTTTGGCCTGTCTGCAGACGACACAGGAAAGTTCCTTGATACCTTGACTGCTGCATCTCAGGCAACTGGTGTCTCCGTAGACCAGCTTGCTTCTGACATGATGACAAACTCTGCAGCTCTTAAGGAGATGGGCTATTCCGCTTCAGATGCCGCTCTGTTCCTTGCGAACCTCAACAAGAGCGGTATTGATTCGTCTGCAGTCATGGCAGGCCTTAAGAAAGCCTTCGTCAATGCCACCAAGGACGGCAAGACAATGGAAGAAGCCATTGCCGAGCTTCAGCAGGAGATGGCTTCTGCAGAAACTGACACAGAAGCAATGCAGAAGGCTATTGAGCTCTTCGGCAACAAGGCCGGTCCTGCGATCGCTGCAGCATGTGCGGAAGGCAGACTGTCATTTGACGAGCTCGGAACCTCTATGGAGGACTTCGCGGGCACTCTGGACTCCACCTTTGAAGAGACCATCTCACCTATCGACAACCTCAAGCAGGCATTAAACAACCTCAAGCTCGTAGGTTATGACCTCGTTGAGACGATGGGACCGTCCATAACAAAGGTGGTCGAGACTGTCTCTGACAAGATAGAGAAGTTCAGAAAAGGCTGGGAAGGTCTCAGCCCGGAAATGCAGAATACTATTCTTAAGATAGCTGGTGTCGCAGCTGCTATCGGTCCTATGCTCTTAGGCCTCGGCAAAGTCACGAGCGGAGTGGGCGGACTGATATCCAAGGCAGGCGGACTTGCAGGCATACTCGGAGAGAAAGGTCTCGGAGGTATCTTTGGAGGTCTGACAGGCAAGATAGGCATAATAATAGCCGTGATCGCTGCATTGGCTGCAGCATTCGCACACTTGTGGAACACGAATGAGGACTTCCGGAACTCGATAACCGAGACCATCGCAACGCTGAAAGAGAACCTTGAACCCATCATCAAGCAGATCGGAGAGACCGTCTCCGGCTGGATCCCTCAGATAATGAATCTGGTCCAGGAGCTCATGAACGCCCTGGCACCTATTTTCTCTGAGCTGGTCAGCCTGCTCGGACAGATCCTGCCTCCGATCCTGCAGTTCATTTCCGATGCCCTGATAGCCCTCACGCCCATAATAAATGACGTTTTCGGCATAATTATCCAGCTTTTGCCTATAATCTCGCAGTTGATCCAGGCACTCTTCCCCATTTTTGAGACGTTGTTCTCCCTCCTGGGCGAGCTGTTGCCGGTCGTTTCAACCTTGATCTCAAGCATCTTAGAAGCCATTGAGCCGCTCCTTCCTCTGATAGGAAGTCTCCTGTCTGGCATCCTCACGGCCGTGACCGAGGTCATAAAATTCCTTGAACCTTTCATCTCTGCCTTCCTTGAGATCATCATAGGCGGCGTCACAGGTCTCATTGAATTTTTGACCCCTGCCATAAAGGTTTTCCTTGAGGTCATTGTCGGCGGCATAGTCGGCTTCATAAATCTGGTCATTACAGCCTTCACCACATTCGGAGACAACTGCAAGACCATCTGGAACGCCATCAAGGACGCTATCAGCACCGTCGTAAACAACGTTAAGGAAAAGGTCACAACGACCTTCAACAACGTCAAAACGGCCGTCACGACCGTCTTTGAAGCAGTCAAGACAACCGTCACTAAGATCTGGAACGGCATCAAGGATGCCATCGTCAAGCCTATTGAGACGGCCAGAGACAAGATCAAGAGCATCATTGAAGCCATCAAAGGCTTCTTCAGTGGCGCCAAGTTTGAGTGGCCGAAGATGAAGCTCCCGCACTTTGCCATCTCGCCTTCAGGCTGGAAGGTTTCAGATCTCCTGCAGGGATCCATTCCGAAGCTCTCTGTTGAATGGTATGCGAAGGCTATGAACGCTGCACGCATCCTCCGAGGTCCTACGATCTTCGGCGAGCAGAACGGACAGCTCCTGGCAGGCGGCGAAGCTGGCAATGAGGTCATCACAGGTGAACAGCACCTCTACAACATGATCCGCGAGGCTTCACGTGGCGAGACAGTCATCAACAACACATTCAATATTTATGCACAGCCCGGAATGAACATTCAGGAGCTTGCAAAGCAACTCGAGGAATACATCACAGAAAGCCTTAAAAGTAAGGAGCTTGGATTAGCATGATTAAGAAAGATTTATTCACATTCAATGGCGAGACATCTTCAGATCATGGTCTGATGCTCGAAGAGGCAGATATCTTTCCGGCACCCGTCAGGAAGAGAACAGTCCTCACCATTCCCGGAAGAAGCGAAAAGGTCATCCAGGACGGCGGATGCTGGGAGAACGTCTCGTTGAAGTATACAGTCTCGTTGAGACGCGATCTCCCGGAACGCTGGATGGATGTTCTGACCTGGCTTTCAATGCCTGAAGGTTACGTCAGACTTGAGAACTCCATTCAGCCCGAACACTTCAGGCTCGCATATTACGAGGGCGGAATTGACGTTAAGCAGCTCCGCACCTTCAAAGCGGCCAGAACGAACATCACGTTCAAGGCACGTGCAGAACTCTTCCTGAAGGACGGTGAGATCCCTACCACTATCACAAGAGGTTCAGCTTCAAGCGTGACATCTTCCCTCCTGAACCCGACCGCGTATGAAGCAATGCCTCTCATTAAGGTCATGGGTACCGGCTCCGGTACCCTGACCATTCAGGGACAGACAATGAACATCACTGACCTCGTCGACTATGTCTACATCGACAGTGAGCAGCAGGATGTCTACCGTCTGCCTTCAGAAAACAGAAACTCTCTGGCAAGCGGAGTGTTCCCCAAGCTCCTGCCCGGTGATAACAGTATCACGATATCAGGCTTCACGAGCGTGGAGATCATTCCGAGATTCTATACACTTTAAGAGGAAAATAACATGGCATATCCCATCCTTTACGCGTCAATAGTACCCGGCACGGTCCCTTCAGACTATGGTCTGGGCGTATTGGCTCCGATCAGCTGCACAGTTGAGGAAACGCGCAACGGTACATACGAACTCGAGATGGTTTATCCGGCAAACGGGATCCACGCCTCCGAGATAGCAACAAGACGTCTGTTGAAGGTCAAACCGAACTTCACTGACGATCCTCAGCTCTTTAGGATCTACAAGGTGGGAAAGACACTTGCAGGACAGTTCACCGTAAAAGCACGTCATATCTCTTACGGATTGAATGACCTGTCTATCACTTCCGGTACTGCAGCAAGCATCATACTGGCTATGCAGCTCCTGCAGGCATCCGCTCCCGGATATACATTCACTACTGATAAGAGCAACGCAGGAAACTTCAAGATCACGGAGCCATCTCCTGTCAGGTCATGGCTTGCCGGGAAAGAAGGTTCCATTCTTGATGTTTACGGTACCGGAGAATATCACTTTGACAACTTCAATGTTGAGCTGAAGCTACACAGAGGCGTTACCACACCGAGAACGACTATCAGATACGGAAAAAACCTCATGCAGCTGTCACAGGAGCTTTCTTCAGAAAACCTCGCAACATCTGTCCAGGCATACTATAAAGGAACCGACGGATCCGTTGTTCTGGGTACCGAGATCTCTACAGGTCTTACACTTGATGCTCCTGTCAAGAAGCTCCTTGACTGCTCAAGTGAGTTCCAGGAAGCTCCGTCAGTTGCAGACCTTGATTCTATCACCACGACATATATCAGCAACAACGAACTGACGGTACCTACAAATAACATCACGCTGGACTTCGCACAGATCGGACAGCTTAAGGACCGCGTGGATCTCTGTGACATGGTAAATATCTACTATGAAGCATACGGCATCACAGTGAGCGCCAAGTGCATCAGAACCAAGTGGGACTGCATTGAGGAGCGCTACATTGAGACGGAGTTCGGAGATGCAAAGTCCGGACTGTCTGACGTTCTTTCAAACGGACAGGCTGAGATCAAGAAAGAGATATCACAGAGCTACAAGGAAGCAAAGGCCTACACTGATGCTGTCAAGGAAACTCTGGACGAGGATATTGAAGATCTTCAGAACCAAATCGACGGAAATATCACGACCTGGTATTACGACTACGCTCCTGCACTCGACAACGAGCCTGCAAGTGAGTGGACTACAGACGAAGAGAAAGAGAAACACGCAGGCGACCTGTTCTTCGATAACACGACACAGTTCTGTTACAGATGGACATATGAGGACGATGCGTGGACTTGGGCTCTTATCCAGGACACGGGCATCGCTGAAGCTCTTGCAGCTGCACAGGCAGCACAGGACACGGCTGACCATAAGAGACGAGTATTTATATCAACACCTATTCCGCCGTATGACGTCGGCGACCTCTGGACAGATCAGGATAACCTTTATTACTGCCACACGGCCAAGGCTGAAGGAGAAAACTTCGAAAGCTCTGACTGGGGACTGGCAGTTGATAAGGTCACTGCATCTGTTATGGAAGCAGCCATCAGGAACGCCACTGAGCTCATAACGGGCAACCTCGGAGGATATGTCATCCTTCACGACTCAAACGGCGACGGACAGCCTGATGAACTTCTCATCATGGACACTGATGATATACAGACTGCGACACGCGTCTGGAGATGGAACCAGAACGGCCTCGGCTACTCAAATCAGGGATATGATCCCGCGAGCTTCGAGATCGCCATCACCTCACAGGGCGAGATCGTGGCCGACTTCATTACGACCGGAACACTCTCGGCAGACCTTATCAAGGGTGGCATCCTGCAGCTCGGTTCCAACCTGAACCAGAACGGAACTCTTCAGGTCTATGACGAGGCGAACTCATTGATCGCGCAGCTGGATAACAACGGCCTGAGGATGTTCGGCGTAGACGGTTTCTACATCGTAGTAAATACGACAGACGGCTTTGCCGGATATGATGCACAGAATAACAGACTGTTCTGGGTAAACGAGGACGAGTTCCATCAGAAGAAGTCCGTAATAGAAGAAGAGATAACACTTTGTAACAAGCTGAGATTCGTACCTATTGAGGTCTACGATTCCAACAACAACCTTGTCAATGACGGCATCGGCTTGGTAAGCGTGGTATAAGGAGGAAAAGAAAATGGCAACAAGCCCGTATTTCTCTACATCTAACCAGTATATCAAGTACGATATCCATGTAGACGAGATCTCTACGGACATAACGAATAATACTTCGTATATCCATGTCTGGGTAATAGCCTGGAGAACGAACACCGGATATACGACATACGGATCCGGTACCTGTTACTGCACAGTAAACGGTACAAGTTACTCGCAGAGCATCAGCCCTTCCCAGACGATCACTTATGAGAGTGATACAGTCCTTTTTGACAAATATCTCACAATTTCTCATGATTCTGACGGTAATAAGAGCATTTATGTAGATGCGAAGATCTCGCACGACAGATTCAGTTCATCCTACAACGGATTTACTGTAACGCTGACGAACATTCCGAGAAAAGCGACCATCACGAACGCTCCGGACTTCAACGACACGTCAAACCCGACCATCACTTATTCAAACCCTGCAGGATCCGCAGCAACTACTCTGCAGGCCTGCATCAGTTTGGATGGTACCACTGCAAACGTACCTTACAGGGATATTTCCAAGACCGGCACGAGTTATACGTTCAACCTGACTTCCACGGAGCACAACACGCTTCTGGCAGCAACACCGAACAGCAGCTCCATGACGGTCTACTTCATTGTTAAGACAATTCTCGGAGGTACGACATATACTTCGAGCGTGGCCAAGACAATGACGGTCGTCAGCGCGAACCCGACCATATCGGGAGCTTCTTACCAAGACACGAACGCGACCACAGTCGCAATAACAGGAAATAACCAGAAGATCATTGAAGGCCGTTCCACTGTTCAGTTCAGCTTCACAACGCTGACAGCGCTGAAGTCCGCAACGCTTGTCGAGGTCAAAGTCACCGTCAACGGTGTATCGCAGACGCTCGCGCTCTCCGGAACGACACAGAGCAATAAGACAATAGCCTTCGGTACCATCAACTCCTCTTCAAACCTTAACGCGGAGATCGTTCTTAAGGACTCAAGAGGAAACACGGCCACGCAGACACTCGCGCTGACCATTCTCGAGTGGAAGCTGCCGACAGCTGTTATCACATGTCAGAGAAAGTATAACTACTACTCTGAGACATATCTCACGGTCAACAGCACATACTCGGATCTCGACGGTCACAACACGCTGACCATCCAGTACAGATATAAAGAGACCAGTGCCGGTTCATACGGATCGTGGACGACAGCTGCAGACGGAGTGAGACAGACTCTCACGCTGGATAATACAAAAGAGTGGAACGTTCAGGTTCAGCTCACGGACATCATAGGAACGACAACATACAATCTGAAGGTCATGATAGGTATTCCGATCATGTTCATAGACAGGCTCAGGCGTTCCGTAAGTATCAACGGATTTCCGAACGAGAACACTCAGTTCCTGGCTGACCGAAGGATCTCGTTGAAGGACCTTAACCAGAACATCGTCGCTGATATCTGGTCCTTCACGGACGGAACTCACAACGGCGCCTCACTCTATCTCCGCAAAGGCGAAGATCAGACGATCCTTGTCTACTTAAGAGGCGAGAAGGAAGGCGGAAGGATCCAGCTGCGAGGTGTGGACGGCAGCACAAGAGCACAGCTCTATTCCTACAACGGAGAGGGCCATCTCTGGCTTGCGAATCCGTCGAAGACCTATATAGCAGGAATGTGGTCAGGCTCAGCCGGCGGAGAGCTGGAGCTCAAGAACAATGCCGGAAATCAGACTGTCAGAGCGGGCAACAACAGCTACAACAGCGGATTCGTCAACGTCAAAGACAGTGACGGAAACACAAGAGCTGAGATGTTCGCAGGAAGCGCGGGAGACGGTACCGTAAACGCTTATGACGCAAGCGGCAACGTCACGATCAACCTTTCCGGACAGAACGGAATAGGTAAGTTCAAGAAGGTTAAGGCATCCGAACAGGTGCAGGACCTTTACACGGGAACCTTAAGCAGCGGAAGTACAACATTCAACTATGGCGATTACAACATGTATATCGTAGCAGCTCACGTACACTCCGGAGGATCCTTAATAACAATGACCATTCCGAAGGCTCTGATAACCACATCGGATCAGAACTTCTGCATATCAGACGAGACGGACTATATCGTGTTCAAACTGAAGTATTCAGGAACCACGGCAACCCTCACAATGGGAAACAAGTCGTCAGACGGCTGGGTATGTAACGTTTATGGAGTTTATTAAATATAAGGAGGAAAACAATGCAAACGATTAACCTGAACCTTGTTCCGGGCAAGGTAAAACCGGTCGTACACTCATCACAGTACGATAAAGGCAGGACATTCCGCTGCTATCTGTTTGACGGAAGTACGAACTACACGCTTGACGGTACCGAGACCATCACGATCGAAGGCCAGAAGAGCGACAGTCACATCTTCCTCTACAGCGTGACGAACACACATAGCAATTATGTAGATGTTGCGACCACGGAACAGATGACGGCGATCTCCGGCCTTGTTGACTGCGAGCTGAGGATCAAGAAGGGCGACACCGACATCGGTACGGCTAACTTCTGGCTTGAAGTTGAGAAAGCCTCAACAGAGAACGGAACCATGTCCGAGTCTGACATCTCACTTCTCCGCGAGGTGGAAGACAGCACGGAAGCTGCGGCAACTGCTGCCGGACATTCCGCTGGAGAGGCTTCTGCTTCTGCAGAATCTGCAGCTGCTTCGGCATTGTCTGCAGCTGAGTCAGCTGAACAGGCCGGCGCCTGGGCTGCATCAACAGCCAAGAAGCTGATTTTGTGGCGAGATCCGACAGACAACGGACTTAACTGGACTTATGATCCTGATTTACCTGATTAAACAATAGGAGGAAAAACAAAATGGCATCAGAAACAGGAAATTTCCCACGCGACACTTCCATCATGGAGATCGCTTCCCAGCTCGTACATCAGAACACCATCCTTGAGCGTATGGCTATTGCTCAGGGAGCGGAGCTTCCGGATGTAGACTGGAACCAGATCGCAGAGATTGTCAGAGGCGGTGACGCTCCTCATGACTTTACCATCGGCGACCAGATCGTTGATTCCTGGACAGCAGCAAACAATGTTAAGTATGCGTTCCCTTGGGACATCGTTGCTTTCGGAGAGTTCGAAAAGCACGACGGTACTATCGCTCCCGGCATGGTCCTTCAGGCTCACTACAGTGATCCGATCGGAATGCCTTTCTCAGGCTATCCCGCACTTTTGCACTGTCCTTCGGGACTTGCTGCAGGAACGTATCATTTCAAGATTTCCGCTAACTGGGGAAACATCTCGGGCAATACTGACTATCAGTTCACACTTACTCAGGACGTTCCTAACAACGGACTCGTCTGCGCTCCGAACAACTGGCCTGACGTAGCAGTTGCGAACTGGAAGATCACGACCTATGCAAGCAACACAGCTGCTACAGCTATAGAGCAGGTCGCTCTGACAGCAGGAAACGGCGGAACGGACCTCGGTACATTCACACCCGGATATTCCTCCGCGACAATGAACGGATATCAGGCTGCAGCTTACGGCTATAACAGATGGTCAAAGTCAGCCATAAGACAGTGGCTCAACTCCGATGCAGCTGCAGGCGCCTGGTGGCATCCTCAGACCGTCTGGGACAGAGCTCCTTCAAAGGCTGCTACAGAGAGAGGCTTCCTCGCAGGCTTCTCAGACGACTTCAAGCATGTTCTTCACGAGACGAAGATCAAGACCGCTCTGAACACCTCTGACAAGACAAAGGAAGGCGTAGGCTTCGAGTACACCTATGACAAGCTCTTCCTTCCTGCTCTCGAAGAGATGTATATCAATCCTCAGGCAACGGGAACCGAGTCGGAGGGTGCTTACTGGGAATACTATAAGGAGCTTAACGGCACCGAGACAAAGTATGCGCAGGGTGGCACCTATCCCGAGCTCATTAAGTACGACCTTACAAACCACTCTACAGCGAGATATCAGCGTTTGCGTTCGGCGTACCGAGGCAACTCTTACAGTGCATGGAATGTGGGCACCTCAGGCAGCGTCAACGGCAACTCCGCAATCTACGCGCTCCAGTGCGCTCCCGCTTGTATCATCATCTGACAATCCAACAATCGCCGGCCGACACCTCGGCCGGCATATAACCAAAAACTAAAAGAAAGGAGTATATAAATCAGTGAGCGTGCCCGTAAGCAAGAGAAATGAGAACCAGACGTTAAAAACGTTGCTTTTGGCTATGGATCTTGCATATTACACGATCAAGATCTGCTGCAACGAGAACGTATTTTCACCAAAATACAAGAATGCAGTGACAGATGATCTCATAAGGCTTGCAAAAGATATCTACATAAACTTAAGGACCGCGAACGGGATCAAGGTTGAAACAGCTGAAGATCTCAAACTACGTGCCGGGTACCAGCTACGTGCTAAAGCTGATTGTGACACTCTGATCGCCGAGCTTGATATAGCAAAGCGTGTATTCCATCTGTCGAGCCGCCGAGTAGTCTACTGGGCGAGCAAGACAATGGAATGCCGTGAATATATCATGAAATGGCGTGAATCTGATGTTAAGCGTTTCAAGGAACGCTCAAACATAGGGATGTAGGCTATCTTGCTGGTGAGCGTTTGCGTTCGGCGAACCGAGGCAACTCTAACAATACATGGAATGTGAACACCTCAGGCAACGTCAACAACAACAACGCAATCAACGCGCTCCAGTGCGCTCCCGATCGTTTCTTCCCAGAGACATAAAGGCCGAAGTATAGCTTAGGCGCTCTCAAAGTAGACACAAGGAGCCGAACTCCCTGGGGATCCTCGAAAGATCTCTGAACAATACAGCGGCGACGCGGAGAACGATGGTTTCAGCCGCTATCAGCGCCGCTGATTTATTTATAACAACTAAATGATGGATTATGACGAGCTCATCGACTTTGATGCGCTTTATGATTCAATGCTCAAATGTAAGAAGGGTGTTTCCTGGAAGCCTTCCGTTGCACACTATGTTCTGAACCCGCTTGAAGAGTGCATCAAGCTCTCCGGAGAGCTTAAGAACGGAACCTACAAGGCAAAAGAGCCGAGACGCTTCACTGTATATACACCCAAGCGCAGAGACATAGTCTCCATAGCGTTCAGAGACCGCGTATATCAGCGCTCGCTGAATGATAATGCTGTTTACCCTGCGATGGTAAAGAGCTTCATACGCGCGAACTGTGCGTGTCAGAAGGGCAAAGGAACAGACTTCGCAAGAGGCCTGTTCGCTAACATGCTGCGCAGCTTCTTTCGGAAGTACGGTCTTAACGGATATGTGCTTCAGTGTGACATCCACGGATATTATCCGACGATGAGTCACGCCCTGGCAGAGAAGACATTTGAGAGAAGACTTCCTCCGAAGACGTTCAAAGCGGTGCAGACAGTCATAAGACAACAGTACGACGGTGCGAACGGTTTCAATCCGGGCTCACAGATGATCCAGATCGCAGGGATATCAGTTCTCGACGGTATGGATCATTTCATCAAGGAGAAGCTCTGCTGCAGATATTACGTCAGATACATGGATGACTTCCTCATCCTGGATCCTGATCTGACCAGGCTGGAGATGACGAAGGCAAACATCGGCTTCTATTTGGCAGACCTCGGATTTGAGTTCAACCCGAAGAAAACACTTATCAAGAGCATTGACGAGCCGGTCAATTTCCTCGGCTTTGACTACAGACTGACGAGAACGGGAAAGGTCATAAGGAACCTTGTCCCGGAGAACCCGAAGCGCGAACGCAGAAGGCTTGTGAGACAAGCTCACTGCGGCGCCGACCTCGAGAACTGCTATCAGGGCTGGAGAGCTCATGCCTCTAAAGGCAACACGTACAAAATAATCAACAGAATGGACAAATTTTACAAGGAGGTTTCTGAAAATGCCCAAAATCGTAAGACCAACACAGTCGATCAAGGACCGCGCTGCAGCTGAGCACACAGTTGCTCAGGCACTTAAGAACGAGGCAAACATCGAGTTCATTGCACTTATGACAGATGTTGAACTGCCTGACATGACAGAGGAGGTACCGGGAAATGCTGACGCCTAAACAGATCGAGAAGTATAAAAAGTTCTATCAGGACGGCCTCTGGACAAAGGCCATGATAGACGAGCTCTACGAAAAGGGAAAGATCACAGCTGAAGAGCGTGACGAGATCCTTGGAGTT